ATCCAGTGCAGAGGTGCTTCTGCGTGTTCCACTGCCAGCGTGAACACGTTGGGAAATGTTTCCACATCAAACACATAGTCGTTAATCATTACGGTTACCAATCAAATCATCATTCCACATTCTTGCAAACGCCCAATCGTCGATTTGACTTACTGCAAGCGTATACCCGCTAATAATTGTCATGTGCATTTGAGAGCCAATGCAATCTAGGTCATGCCACAGTGAAAGAATTTTTGGTAATTTCTTATCATCAAGAATTGAACTCTTGTCCACTTCAAGAAGATACAAGCAATCGGGAGTAACGTAAAACGCATCAGGAATGTAGCCGCGTTTCTTAAAGCTGATGCCGGTGTCTTGTTCTGGAAACATTTTGGCTAAAAACTTCCCAAGTCCCGAGGTACGGTAATGCGGATTGATCTTTATAAACTCGGCAATAATTTTTTCATGCTTGTACATTACATTTACTCCTTACAAGGTGGGGCCACTGGCCGGTCCCCCGGGAACCCCCAGAGGCAGTGGCCCCGATTCAATTACGCCAAGAATGAAGGCAGACCACCAAAGGGTGCGGCAGGCATGGCAACAGCAGGTTGAGCCATGAAGCCGGGAACAGCGGCACCGGCCACAGCGCCAAACAGGTTCGATGCGTCCACGGCACCTTCACCAAAGGCAGTGTCGTCACCGGCAAACTGAACAGCGATCAAATCGCAGCGGATACCACGACCATGCTTGTTGTCCTGCGGCCAAGGCTTGATGGCGGCATTGACACGGCAGCCGCCGTACATCTTGCGTGCCAGTTGCTGGTAGGCCATCGTGTTGCTTGGGTCGATGGGTTGACCGTCAGCCTGGATCATCTGCGGCGCGGTGTCCCGGCCTGCGGTGATGAACACATGACCAGCGTAGCCGTCATACGGCTGGAAGGTCTTCTTATTGATCTTCTCCTCGCCACGGCCAAAGCAGCGGGTCTTGCGATCATTCTGGATCATGCCCATAACGGTCTGGGCGTGCTCTTTCCACTTCTCCAGCGCCAAGGCACCGTAGCGTGCCATGAACTGCTGGAACCCAGCGTGGTCCTGCGGCATGATGAACTCGCAGTTGTAGGAGATGCGCTCCTTACCAGTCTGCTCATTGATCTGCTTTTGGGGTTCAGCAAGGTGGGGGAACGAGAGTCGGACATTCGACAGGAAAACGATTTCGGACATGACAATTACCTTTCAAAGTTACAGAAGCCACGAGGGCAGGGGATCGGCAGCAGGCAGGTCAAGGGTGAACTTGATTGCCTCTGCTTCAACTGCGCTGAACAGCGGCGCAGCATTGGTGTTGACAGCGGGTCGGCTGTCAGATTCGTGAGCCACAGTGAGCTTACCGGCCATCTTGACCACGTATTCTTGCTCCATGCGTTTCAACTGGCGGTCGGTCAATTGCACCTCGGTGCCGTCACGCTTGGTCCATGTGAGCTTCTCAGCCTTGGTTGGGGTGACAAGTTTGGTCTCGTATACAGCGCCCTTGGGGATGCCCATCTTGACCAGCTTCTCAGCCATCTCCTCCTCGGGCAGCGCCCAAGCGCGGGAGCCGCGACCATTGACCAGCTTGAGGCCGGGGATCGTTTGACCCGCCTGCATGCGGCGCAGTGCTTCCTTCTCCACACCTTCAAGGAGTTGGCGCATCAAGGGGGCAGCTTCCATGATCTGAGCGATCTGGGCGTCATCCATCGTGGATGGGTCTTTGTCGGCACTTTGCTGTGCGACATCCAGCGTTTGGTTTACGACAGGTTGGAACATGATCCCGACCTCTTTCATTACGTTGTTTGCCAGTGCAGAGCATGACCCCTTGGCACGGCAGAATTTACATTGACTTTCGCCTGGAACAAGCGGTGCATCTGGTTTGTCAGTCGCAGCAGCTTGAACAACGATTGTACCCATTGTCGCCATCAAGTGACGCACCGACACCTCAGAAGATGTGATCGGGTGCATCCCGCGCAGCGCCAGCTTGGGCTGAATGATCGTCATGCGAACGGTGCTGAACGGGTAGGTGACGTTGTGGGGCAGCTTGTACTTAGCCAGCACACCGTAGGCGTACTGTTCCAACTGCAAATTACCCTCGGCGCTTACCACGCCCATACCGTCCTTGTAGTCGATCAACTCAAGCACATCACCGCCGATAATCTGGCAATCCACGGTGCCCGACAGGTCTTTGCGACCCAGCAGGTGCTCGGGGTCCACTTTCTCCTCGCTGATCACCTCAAACAGTCCATTCATGGACTGCTGACGGATGTAATCAATGGCAGTTCTGACCCGTGCAGCACGGTCAGCGTCCACCTTGAACGTGCCCTCATGGTCGGTGAAGGTCTCCCCCACCTGATCCATTGGGTCCGACAGACCGTTCTTGATGCAGTGCTCAAGCAGCGTGTGCGAGTGGGTGCCATCAATGGCAGCAGGGCCACCACCTTGGTCGGGGTACTTGGCCTCCTCTCGAATGCTGCCGGGGCACAAGGCCCAGCGGCTACGCTTCGATGGGGACAGCATGGCGTGGGTGCTCATGACGCCCTCGCTCTCAGCATGGCGTCTGCCATTTCATATGCCCACCTTGCGTGAGAATCGGCGTCGGCTTCGTTTGCCGGGTCTGCGGTCATGCTTGCGTGTACGGTCTTGGCCGCAAAGTAATCGCGCAGGCTCATACCATGCACAACTTTTATTTTTTGCAACTGATTGTCGAAGTATTCAAACGGAAACGCTGGCCCGCCCGTGTTTGCGTTAGACATGATCAGCCTTTCAGAGCTTCAACGCCAGCAAACAACTGACCATAGTGCTCGGGCTTCACATCGTTGATGTTCTGGTAGCCCAGATTCACCAACACGCCCTGGATCATGGCACCCTTTTGTGGGCCAAGCGCCTTGTACGAGCTCATCACATAGTCAATCAGACCCTTGCCGTCAGAGAACGGTGCGCCCACAACGGCGGCAACGGGCGCTGGTGCTGCTGCCACGAATGAGGGAGGTGCTGGCATCGCGGCCTGTGTGCCACTCACCACAGGTGCGATGGGTGCAACCACAGCCTGAACAGTTGTAGGAGCAGGTGCGGCAACTGTCGGGGCCGCTTGGGTAGGGGACTCGGCTTGTACCACGGGGGCCGGTGCTGGTGCAACAGGTGCGGCAGCGGTTACATTGCTGGACTCCAGCTTGGCGGTCAGGGCAACCACGGCAGCGGTCAGGGCTTCAATCTTGAGTTCGAGTGACATAAAGTTTCTCCAGAGGGTTACGGTTTACAGGGGGTTGAATTGTGAGGCGGTCTTCAACGAACGCCTCGACTATTTCACGATGCACTTCGCTCGGTGTCCCGATCTTTTGTGCTTTCTCATGAAACTGGGTTCGCGTCTTGTCTGTCACTCGGACAGTCATGAACGCTGATTTGGGTTTTGACATGAATAAATTCCTTGGCCGATGACGCAGTGTATCACCCCTGTGATACGATTGTCCAACAGTTTGGAATTATTTTGCAAAAAGAAAGCCCCGGTGGTTAGACCGGGGCTTTAAAGGAGAAACAACCATGAAGAAACTGGCCTACACCATCAAGGGCATTTTATGACAGCGGTCCCCTCAGTACAAGCACATCCTGCGTCCATTGACGCCTACATCAGACACGCATGGTCACTGGTCCCCATCCCCAGCGGCACCAAGGGGCCACGCAACCCCGGTTGGAACTTGAAGGCCAACGCGCTCAAGGCTCAGGGCGATCTGCCCTCGGGCTACGGCATCGGTTTGGCCCACGCTTACAGCGGCACGATGGCGCTTGACATCGACAACTGGGACGTGACGGCGATGGTGCTGGGTCTGCAAGGGATTGACATCCAGTCCTTTTATGACGCCAACGATGCGGTCATCATCGACTCGGGCAGGGCAGGGCACGGCAAGCTGCTGTACCGTATGCCCGAGGGTGTGGCCCTCCCATCCAAAAAGATTATCACCCACGGTGAGACCACTTACGAGCTGCGCTGCGCCACGGCCAACGGCTTGACGGTGCAGGACGTGCTGCCACCCAGCATCCACCCCGATACGCTTCAGCCCTACCGATGGGCAGGCCGGGGCCACTGGACCCGACTACCCCTCATCCCCGATGCGCTGCTCAATTTGTGGCAGGGCATGTTATCGCAGGACAAGGAGCGATCTATTGGCACCGGTGACGCTGTTGACGCATCGTGGACCGACATTCAGTCAGCTCTTGAGACCATCAGTCCCAACTGCTCCCGAGAGGAGTGGGTCACCGTGGGCATGGCGCTCAAGTGGTCAGGCGACCAGACGAACCAGCTCGACCAAGCCCTGACCCTCTGGAACGACTGGTCTACCCCATCGGCCAAGTACCCTGGGCAAAAAGAGATCATCACCCAATGGGTCAGCTTTCGAAACGACAAGACCACAGCGGTCAAGCTAGGCTCACTGTTCCACATTGCCAAGTCGTATGGGTGGAGCAAGCCAGCGCCTGACGTGGCGGCCATGTTCCAAGCTGTCGAGGCACCCGCTGACCCAAAGTCCGTCATCGTTGACCTGCGGCCACGGCCACCGATGATGGACGTTTCTCTGTGGCCTTCGGTCATCGCTAGACGGGCTGAGGAGATCGGCCAGACTGTGGGATGTGACCCTCTAGTGCCCTTGTTCGCAGGACTGGCGGCAGTGTGCGCTGTGGCCGATGCACGCACCCGGCTTGAGTTGATCAAGGACTTCAAGGTGCCCCCGGTGCTGTGGCTCATGACGATCGGTGCACCAGCGGACAAGAAGACCCCCGGCAGCGCCCCGATGCTGGCACCACTGAAGACTTTCGAGATGGAAGACCGGCCACGGTTCAAGAAGGCTTTGCTGGACTGGGAAGGTCAAGAGGCCATGTTCGCCAGCAGCAAGAAGGCGTTTCTGGAGTTCTCGGGCAGTCCTGACGCCATGCTCGGCGGCGATCAGGCACCAACGGTGTACGAGCTCCCGCCTCAGCCGGTGCCCCTGCGCATCACTGTGGATGACGTGACCAGCCAGAAGCTGGTGCGCTTGGCAGCAGACCGACCTCAAGGTTTGTTGTGCGCCTTGGACGAGATGAACTCATGGGTCCGCAAGCTGACAGACAAGACCAGCGGCGAGGACCGCAGCGCCTGGGTGAAGGCCTACGAGTCGTCATCGTACGAGATGGACCGTGTGGGCAGCGGGTCGATCTTTGCAGAGAATCTGGCCGTCAGCATCTACGGCAACATCCAACCTCGGGTGTTCCGCGAGAGCCTGAGCAACCTGTCAGCCGATGGACTGGTGCAGCGGTTCGTCCCGTGCATCCTGAACGGCAACCTGACCCGCAAGCCCACAGAGATACCCGATTACCTGCTGAATAA